CGACATCACCATACCCAAGATGAACCAACTCGATAACGCCGATTACGTTTCGTACGCGACCAACGAGGAACTGGGCGCACACCACAAGAACCCTATCATTCTCATGATCGACGAGTATGGCAAGGCGAACCCTGCGGTGAAGAACGCACTGTTACGTGTCATGTTGGAGCGCAAGATCGGTGGGTACGAACTGCACCCTGACAGCTTGGTGTTTGCGACGACTAACCTTGGTGCCGAGGGTGTTGGTGACTTACTACCACCACACGCACGTAACCGGATCACGGTGATCACCGCACGTAAACCTGACAACATGGAGTGGATCGAGTGGGGTATCAACAACGGTGTTGACCACACGCTACTTGGTTGGTGTAAGGACAACCCCCATTTGTTTCATGGGTTCGAGGATGTCAAAGACCCCGATGACAATCCCTACATCTACCACCCCAAGCAACAACGCACCGCGTTTGTTACACCGCGCTCACTTGAGGCCGCGTCCGACTGGCTGAAGACACGGGAGCACTTCGATGATCAGACGTTAACAGGTTTACTCATGGGTACTATCGGTGAACGTGGCGCTATGGACTTGATGGCCTTTGTCAAACTGTCCGACCAACTACCGTCATTGCAATCTATCAAGGACGAACCCAAGACAGCCAAGGTACCAGACAGTGCCGCCGCCGTGTGTATGGTTGTTTACCGTACATTGTCCACGATAGGGGGTGACTGGATCGACTCATGGATGGACTACATGGTGCGCCTCGACAAGGAAGCGCAGGGTATGTTCGCCAATGGTTGTAGTGCCGAGAAGTACGCGCACCGCAAGGTCGTGATGACCAACAAGAAGTTTACTCAATGGGCAATGGACAACAACTACATGTTCGCCGCCGACAAGAAGTAAGGAGAAGACTATGTTAGCAATAGGTAAACAACTTACCCCAGAGCAACGACTGTCCAAAGCTGTCGTTGACATCATGGGCAACCCCAAATACGTTGCCCTCGCAGGTGTCCTCATGATCGGTGATCGTTCGGTGGAGGACAACATACCAACGGCATGTACCAACGGACGTGACGAAATGTATGGGCGAGACTTTGTTGACTCGCTCAACGATGCAGAACTACGGTTCCTTGTACTGCACGAGGTGTACCACAAGCTGTATAAACATCTCACCACGTGGCGACATCTGCACGACATGGATGCTCAGCTTGCCAATCAAGCGTGTGACTATGTGATCAACATCAAGATTGCAGACGACAACCGAGATGGTTGGGCAGTCATGCCGCAAGGTGGGTGTCTCGACGTGAAGTACCGTGACTGGGACAGCGCCGCAGTATTCAATGACCTACGTGACAACGGTTCACCACAAGATGGTGACGGTAACGAAGATGCAAACGATGATGGGTCAGGTGGTAACGGCTTACCACAAGATGGCGACGAGGGGTCAGGTGACGGGCCACGTGGTTTCGACAGCCATGACTGGGATGGTGCCGCCGAACTTACACCAGACGAGAAGCGCGAGTTAGCACGTGATGTTGACGAGGCGATACGTCAGGGTGCGTTGATCGCAGGTAAGTTGGGGTCAGGTGGTGATCGTGATCTTGAGGATTTACTTACACCGCAGATAGATTGGCGCGAGGTATTGCGTGAGTTTATTCAGACCACGTGTGCAGGTAGTGACTACTCGACATGGCAACGACCGAACAGACGTTACGTGTCATCAGGTTACTACATGCCTAGCGGTATCAGCGAGCAGGTGGGTGAACTGGTCATCGCCGTTGACACGTCAGGTTCCATTGGTCAGTTAGAACTTACAGCTTTCATGTCAGAGATACAGGCTATCTGCGACACGGTGCACCCTGATCATATCCGCTTACTCTACTGGGACACGTGTGTGTGTCAGGACGAGAAGTACGACATGCACCAGCTAGATGAACTCGTGAAGACTACCAAGCCCAAGGGTGGTGGTGGCACTAATGTTGAGTGCGTTACCGACTACCTCACCGAGCATGGTGTCAAGCCACAAGCCGCGATTGTTCTCACCGATGGGTACCTTGGTGGATCATGGGGTCAATGGTCTTGCCCTGTGCTATGGTGTATCTTAGATAACAAAAGTGCAAAGCCTGATACAGGTAAGCACGTAAACATAACATCAAGGGAGATGTAACATGGACTACCAAGAAGCATTAGAGATAGTCGAGGCTATCATCGCAAGGCACTGTGAGAAGTTACGGAGTGAGGCCGAACTTCTCGAATCATTCGGCGCACGTAAAACTGCGCTCAAGCAAATCAACGCAATCAATGATGCGTTCAACAAAATCAGAAACGGCTAAGTTAAAGGAGAACGACAATGGCTAGATACGAACATAAACTTGTTAGTGAGGCACTAACAGTAGGCGGTACAGTTACCGAAAACACTAACGGTATGGAGTATGCCACCCCATTCGCAGAGCGTGTATGTAAAGAACTACGTGTGAAGATGCACCCACGTGATCGCGCAAGCTACTGGATATACCGAGACGATTGTCCCTACGTGTTGGGGTGGGTAGCCTACGGTGACTACCGAGACGGTGGTGATGGTACGTGTATGTATATCGTGCAAGCGCGTACGATTGTGAATGGTAAGTACGCTGAGTACAGCAGTCAATACTTCATGAAGATGTCTACCAACTTTGATGTGGCAGTACGTAATGCTAAGAAGTTTATACGCATGATGTCACCGCAAGAGCTAGCAGGCACACGTATGCGAGACGCATCAAACGCAGTGGATAGTGTGGTTGACGATGCAAAGACCGAGTTCAGTGAGATACGCAACAAGGTGATTGACGTGGAGACGAACCTGTATTCCTCACGTATCAACGAGGGTTCTTCTCTTCTCACCGAGTTACGTCACCTGATGAACAGTAACCACGAGTTCATAGATGCTATGTTCGGAGAGAACTTAGCTACGTTCTTTGACAAGCAAGAAGAATTGGTTAGGTTACGTAACCGCACCGTACCTATGTGGTTTGTCCGAGTGTATGAACGCATGGAGCAACAAGTGTTTGATGTTATCGACATCGACAAAGCTGAGAGTACCTACGGTGCAGAGATCAGTGATGACGTGAAACGGTACACGGCAGACACGTTACCCGAGGACATCATGCAGAAACTTTCTGTGCTCAATATCCTGCAAGCCAATGATTATGTTGATGATGTTGGTTTCTCTGCGGGTGAGGGTATGTTCTATGTCGTACGATAACGACTTACCACACGATGATAACGTATACCGCGTTTACGTATCGCCTCATACCAACGCTGTCGAAGTGTCATGTATTGGCATGGAAGTTGACAGCGTGGTCAGTGGGGAGTACGATTCGGTAGATACCCTTCCTTTGTGGATGCAAGAGAAGGTTGCCCTACTCATGATGACACCGTTGGACAAGCCAACCAGTGAGGTCGAAGGAGTAGGCAGACGGATTGACGATAATGTTTATTGGATATTCCGTGTGTAATGTTAGTGCGGCACTAACAAGGGGGGTGGTTCGCCATCCCCCGACTTTGATTTTGATACCAGTTCCGAGGGGTAATACATGATAGACGAGCGAGGAGAAATCGAAAAAAGATTATCTGAGGGGTTATGTCCGTGGTGTATGCAACAGTTGGAAGAAACAAATGAACCTAACACGCGCAGATGCACACAGTGTAGCGGAACGGTTACTGACGTAAACACAGGAGAACGAAATGGCGATGACACCAGAAGCAAAAGTTAAGAAGAAAGTAGCGGCGCACCTAAAGGTGTTAGGAGCCTACTACTTTTATCCAGTTACTGGGGGCTACGGTAAGAGTGGTGTTCCAGACATCATCGGATGCTACGAGGGTAAGTTCTTTGGCATAGAATGCAAAGCAGGTAAAAACAAACCAACGCCCTTGCAAGAAAAGAACCTATCTGATATAAAAAACAGCCAAGGTATAGCACTTGTCATTAACGAAGATAACATTGATGACGTGTTGGTATATGTTGGCGGTCAGACCAAAGACCCCCGACAACTTGAATTTAATTTTGAAGGGAGTCCAGTATGAGACGGCAAAAGACTAAAGCTGAATGGATTGTAATCGCAAACCATTGTTTTAGGGCGTACACAGTTGCACCTAAGTATTCACCAATGCGTTTATTATTTTCGTGGGGCGAGAAGTATTCGCGGAAGCAAGCCGCCAAATCCCCTGAGTAACCAACCACACCGCAAGACTTTAACCGTACGAGGGTTTTGTGGTCACTTGTTATATCGTACGAGCAATAGGAGAACGACATCATGACTAGTAAAGCATCCCCCAAGGCCGACAAGGTATGGGCGTATTTAGTTGACAATAAAACAGCCACACCTGCACAGGTATCGAAAGCCACAGGCGTATCGTATGGCTATGCGTATAAGTTAATGCAGAAGATCGGCACACCGAAAGAGGTGTTTATCGCAGAGGAGGAAGCGAAAAGCACCGCAAAAAAGCCCCTAACCTCTGGGGTAAACTCAGAGGGTTTTTCTCGCGGTCAAATTCTTGATACCGCTAAGTCGTACGTAACTAAGGATCGTGCGGCTGATCATGGTGACATGGAAAATAACTTTTCTAGGATAGCAGATTACTGGGCGGTGCATCTTGACCACCCTGTATCAGCTACCGATGTTGCTGTGATGATGACACTTCTAAAAGTAGCACGTATTAATTCTAATCCGAAACATCCAGACAACTGGGTAGACGGGGCAGGTTATATGGCGTGTGGTGGCGAGTTAGCAGGGGGTGACTTCTAATGGACTTAATCACAATAGATTTTGAAACATACTACGACAGGGATTTTTCCCTGTCTAAGTTAACTACAGAGGAGTACATACGCGACCACCAATTTGAGGTGATTGGCGTGGGTATCAAGGTGAATAATGAAGGAACTGAATGGGCAAGCGGAACACGTGAACAACTTAAACAATACTTACACACCTTCAACTGGGCAGAAAGCATGGTTCTCGCTCACAACACTTTGTTTGATGGTGCCATTCTCTCTTGGGTGTTTGATATTCATCCTCGCGTGTATACCGATACTTTGTGTATCGCCCGTGCTCTACACGGGGTGGAAGTTGGCGGTAGTCTCAGGGCGTTATCTGAAAGATACCAGATTGGCGCTAAAGGAACCGAAGTCTTAAATGCTTTAGGTAAACGTCGAGCCGATTTCTCTGAACGGGACTTGTCGTTGTACGGTGACTACTGCATCAATGATGTCGAGTTAACATACAAACTATTCAACATCTTTTTGAAGAAGGGCTTTCCTAAACAAGAACTGATGATGATTGATCTGACGTTGCGTATGTTCACCGAGCCGATGCTTGAGTTGGATATTGGGTTACTTGAACAGCACCTTGAAGATACACGTGAACGTAAGGATCAGTTACTTGAGGACGCAGGTATATCTAAGGAGGACTTGATGTCCAACCCTAAGTTTGCCGCTGTGCTTGAGGGGCTAGGCGTTAAACCGCCTATGAAAATAAGTTTACGTACAGGGAAAGAAACATTCGCGTTCGCTAAGAACGATGAAGAGTTTAAAGCATTGGCTGATCATGAGGATGATCGAGTGCAATCAGCAGTTGCCGCACGTCTAGGCACGAAGAGCACCCTTGAGGAAACACGTACTCAGAGGTTTATAGATATAAGTAAACGTGGGACTTTGCCGGTTCCAGTAAGATACTACGCCGCGCACACTGGACGGTGGGGTGGTGATGACAAGATCAACATGCAGAACCTACCTAGCCGTGGGCCAAATGGTAAGAAGTTAAAGCGTAGTATCCTCGCACCAGAGGGCTACACGTTGATTGACTGTGATAGTTCGCAGATTGAGGCGCGTGTACTAGCATGGCTTGCAGGTCAGGATGATCTCACACAAGCATTCGCTAATAACGAAGACGTATACAAGGTCATGGCTTCTCGTATCTATGGTGTTCCCGAAGACGGAGTAACTAAAGACCAACGGTTTGTAGGTAAGACTACGATCCTTGGCGCAGGTTACGGCATGGGTGCAGTGAGGTTTCAAGATCAGCTAAAAGGCTTTGGGTTCGATATGGAACTGGGCGAAGCACGGCGCGTCATAACTATTTATCGTGATGCTAACTGGAAAATCAATCAGTTATGGCGTGGTTGTCAGGACATGATCAGGTATATGGTCAACGGCGATACCATACAGATAGGTAAGGAAGGTGTACTAAAAGTCATGGGGTCGGAACGCGCTATCCTGCTTCCTTCAGGTTTGATGTTACGTTATGACGACTTATCAGGTGAGCAAGGTGAGCGTGGCGTTGAGTATAGCTACAAGACACGGCGAGGTCGCACCAGAATATACGGTGGAAAAGTGACCGAGAACGTATGTCAGGCGATAGCGCGTTGCATTATTGGTGAGCAAATGTTACAAATCAGTAAGAGATGTCGCGTTGTGCTAACTGTGCATGACTCCATTGTAGTATGCGTAAAGGACGAAGATGTGGCTGAGTCACAAGCATTCGTCGAGAAGTGTATGCGTTGGACACCCGACTGGGCAGAAGGTTTGCCAATCAATTGTGAAAGCGGATTAGGAAAATCTTACGGAGATTGTGAATGAGTGTAGCACCGTGGTCGTTCAGCAAGATTAAGGCGTTTGAACAATGTCCCAAACAGTTTTACCACGAGAAGATACTCAAAGAGTTTCCGTTCGTACAGACCGATGCGATCTTATATGGTAACGAGTTTCACAAAGCCGCCGAAGATTACGTTGGTAGTGATACCCCTCTCCCTAAGAAGTTTGACTACGCGCAAGCAATGCTTGACTCACTCAACGCCAAGCGTGGTGTGAAGTTATGCGAAAAAAAGGTAGGCATAACTGAAAACCTTAAACCTTGCGGCTTTTACGATAAAGATGTTTGGTTCCGTGGGATCATTGACTTGCTAATTGTTGACACGTTGGGGGAAACCGCATGGGTGATTGACTATAAGACTGGTAAGAACGCACGGTATGCCGACAAAGGTCAGCTTGAACTGATGGCCTTGGCAGTATTTCTACACTACCCCGAAGTAAAGAAAATTAAAGCAGGGTTAGTGTTTGTAGTCAGTAATGATCTTATCAAAGCAAGCTATAACGAGTACGACGAACAAGAGTTATGGGTTAAGTGGCAAGGCAAGTACAATGCTATGAAGACCGCCGCCGATAAGAATGTTTGGAACCCACGCCCGAATGGATTGTGTAAGCGGCACTGTCCTGTAACCGTATGTCCTCACAATGGGAGTAACTAATGCCATACAAAAATAAAGCAGATCGTAAGAAACAAAAGAATAAACCTGTCGATAGTAAAGAATTTAAGGCACGTATGGAACGTCAGCGTGCACGTCGAAAGATGGATAAGACAGGTAAAGACGCTAACAAGAACGGTAAAGCCGACAAGAGAGAAGGCAAAGACGTAGCGCACAAGAAGCCGTTGTCACGTGGGGGGTCTAACAAAGACGGCGTGTCAGTACAAAGCCGAAAGCGTAACCGTTCGGCAGGTGGAGCCTTGAGTAAGGGCAAAAAGAAATAAGTTAGTGTGACACTAACACCACGCCGAAAGGCGTTGCGATGGAGAACGAAGTGCAGATATTGGATAACAAGGCGCTATTATTGCGCCTAAAAAACCCTAACAAAGTTACTAAAGTTGTCGAGAAAAGCCGAGAACTATCAGATAATCAAGTGGTGGTTAACTGGGGTGTGGACGAAGCGCACACCCTCAAGAAGTTAAACATTAACGTACCCTCACCTATTGAGGGAAAGTATCAGTGGTCTGGTCAGTACAAACCATACGAACACCAGAAAACCACAGCCGCATTCCTTACCATGAACCGAAGGGCTTTCTGCTTTAACGAGCAGGGTACAGGCAAAACTGCGTCTGCTATCTGGGCATCTGACTTTCTTATGATGCAGGGTAAAGTAAACCGCGTGTTAGTTATCTGCCCGCTGTCGATCATGGATAGCGCATGGCGCAATGACTTGTTTAGTTTTGCCATGCACCGCACGGTTGACGTGGCTTACGGTGCTAAAGAGAAGCGCAGAAAGATTATTAATCAAGGCTCTGATTACGTTGTCATTAACTATGACGGTGTAGAGATCGTTGCCGAGGACATCGCCAAAGGTGGGTTTGACTGCATCATTGTGGACGAGGCCACCCATTATAAGAACGCACAGACCAAGCGTTGGAAGACACTGAATAAGCTGTTAACCGATCAGACTTGGTTATGGATGATGACAGGTACACCTGCGGCTCAATCACCATTGGATGCGTACGGTATCGCTAAGCTAGTTAACCCTGCCGCCGTACCTAGGTTCTTTGGTTCGTTCCGAGATATGGTGATGTACAAAGTTACCAACTTCAAATGGAAGCCGAAAGAGACAGCTACCGAGACAGTATATAACGCACTGCAACCTGCGATCAGGTTCACAAAAGAAGAGTGCCTTGACCTGCCCGACATGGTGTACGTCAAACGAGAGGTTGAACTCACGCGCCAACAGAAAAAGTATTACAAGGAACTTAAAGATAAACTTGTTTTACAGACAGCAGGTGAGGAAATAACTGCGCCCAACGCCGCCATCAACATGAGCAAACTCCTGCAAATATCTTCTGGTGCGGTATACACCGACAACGGAGAAGCATTGGAGTTTGACATCAAGAACCGATACAAGGTTCTGCGTGAAGCAATAGACGAGAGTAGCAAGAAAGTCCTAGTCTTTGTGCCGTTCAAGCACACCATTGACATACTCACGGACAAACTACTCAAGGATGGGATACCGACTGAGATCATTCGGGGCGATGTATCTGCACCGAAACGTACTGATATATTTCACCGATTCCAAACCACCCCCAACCCACGTGTACTGGTGATACAGCCACAAGCCGCCGCGCATGGTGTGACGTTAACAGCCGCTAACACAGTTGTATGGTGGGGACCTACCAGTTCATTAGAAACATATGCTCAAGCTAATGCGCGTGTTCACAGGTCAGGACAAGATCACAAGTGTACCGTCGTCCAGCTACAGGGATCAGCCGTAGAGAAACGTGTTTACACACTATTAGATAACAGAATCGACGTACACACAAAAATGATTGATCTTTACAAAGAATTGCTTGACTAAGGTACAATACGTTAGTAGAGTAAACCTCCCGACACATTTTGTCGTGCGACTAGGAGAACTAAAAATGAGTGAGGACAAGAAGTTAGCTGAAAAGCTGACACGTGTTTACTTAAAAATCCGAGATAAGAAGGCACAGCTTTCGTCGGACTTTAAGAAACAAGAAGAAGACCTTAACCAGAAACTGGATAAGGTCAAAGCCGCGCTACTCGACTACTGCAAAGAGCAGGGGCTTGAGAGCGTAAAGACTTCAGAGGGACTTTTTTACCGTTCGGTGAAGACTCGCTACTGGACTAGTGACTGGGAGGCTATGCACCAATTTGTTATGGAGCATGAGGTACCTGAGTTTCTGGAAAAGCGGTTGAATCAAACCAACGTAAAAACTTTCCTTGAAGAAAACCCTGAGACCGTCCCTAAAGGACTTAACGTAGACTCTGAATATATAATTTCTGTGAGGAAAAAATGATGACTGGACCTTTTGTACCAATCGAAGAACTGTCCAAGCACTTCTCTGTATCGGTTTCGACCATACGAGCATGGGTGCGCCAAGGACATATACCAAAAGCTACCTACATAAAAGTAGGTAACACGTACCGCTTCTCTATTGACGATGTGTCAATCGCCTTGACTAAGAAAGACAACGCCGCAACTGCCGCTGTTGGTGGTGTAGCCGCTGTCTCTAATGTTGAGTTAGTGCAAGGTTATACCGAGCACGATGCTGAGCCTGACTTAGACGAGGACTTGTGAGGAGAGGCATATGCAGAACGTAGGTGAAGTACGCCGCCGTATCAGTATCAACGGAGGTAAGTTTCGTGAGTATGTTAACGGTCAACAAGACACGGTGCATGAAGGTGCATTGAACGTGGTAATCTTGAACGCCGCTAAAATATCTCGCTCTTACTATGCAGGGGAGTATGATGCTAGTAGCCCGACACGCCCTACGTGTTGGTCAGCAGACACTAGTGCACCTGCGCCAGAGGTAAAGCAAGAAGACCGCCAAGCCCACCGTTGTATGGACTGCCCCCAAAATATTAAGGGGTCAGGATCAGGTACGTCACGTGCATGTCGGTTCGCACAGCGGTTAGCCGTGGTACTAGAGAACGACTTTACCAAAGTATACCAACTGCAATTACCTGCAACCTCGTTGTTCGGTAAAGCGAAGGACGGCAAGATGCCGATGCAAGCCTACGCGCAGTACCTTAGTTCTCACAACACCCCTGCTATATCTGTGATAACCGAATGCGTGTTTGATCGGGGTAGCGTAGTACCAAAACTATTCTTCAAGGCGGTGCGCCCTCTTGCGGAAGATGAAGTAAGTCTTGCGGTTTCAAAGGCTGAAAGCCAAGAAGCTAAAGAGGCTATAACAATGTCAATATCAACGCCCTCAAGGGGGTCAATCTTTGCGGAAGTAGATGGATTTGTCTATGACGCAAATGCAAATTAAGGAGACTTTTATGTCTGAGCAATACGTAATTAAAAAAATAACCGCCATGTATCCCAAACTAGACAAGACCTATAGATACGATAACGAGCAACAACGCTCTGTATCCTGTGGGGCAACGGATGATGGTGCCGAGTATTCAGTAAACTTCATTATGGATGACGCAACAGCCAAGGCTTTGTGGGCATACATGAAAACAACTTACACCGAAGAAAAGAAGAAGAACTGGCCTGCGATCAAAAACCCATTCAAGAAAACAGATGACGGGATGTGGTCGCACAAAGCTAATCTAAAGGGCGCGTACAACGGTGACAAGACTAAGAAACCCGCACAGTTTGACGCTAAGACCAATGAACTGCCTGACGATTTTCAATTGACAAGTGGTAGCATCGTGAATGTCGCAGTCAAAGGTATCCCTTACAGTGGTTCAATGGGTGCAGGTTGTTCCCTAAGATTGCAAGCAGTGCAGGTATTGAAACTTGCAGAACGTAAACAATCGAATCCGTTCGGCGCTGAAGATGGGTATAACTCTAAGGAGGATAACCCGTTTACAGCAGAAGTCGAAGAGGAAGTTGTAGAAGAAGTTGTTGAGGAACCGATTGAGGAACCTACTAAAGTTGTAAAGAAGACCGCATCCGCACCGCCTACGGATGACAGTGATTTGAGTTCGATTATTGATGACTGGGATGATGAGGACTAAAAATATAGTCAAAGTAATCGAACTACGCCACGGTGGAAGAAGTTATACCCACCGTGGCGGTTCAGGCAATGGGTGGACCAATGGAAACAAAAACATTTTTATCAAAGGCACTGAGTAGTGGGGGCTACTACTGTATATTTGCGGCACGATCAAGTGACGAACGCAAAGCACAGAAGTTCTATGACTCAATAGATGCCGTTGTCGATGCCGCCTACAATTACGATAAAGAAGGATACGATGTTTATTACGGACTAGCTACGTTTGATCAAGCAGGTTCACGTAAAGTCGATAACGTAAAGAGACTAAACTCTTTCTTCCTCGATCTGGATTGTGGTCCGAGCAAAGAATTTTTAAATCAAGAACAGGCTATACAGGCACTAAGGCGTTTCTGTAAACGCAACAAACTACCGAAACCGACGATGGTTAATTCGGGACGAGGCATACACGTGTACTGGTTCCTAGAAGAATCGGTGTGTTTGGATGATTGGTTGCCTGTCGCGGAGCGCCTTAAAAGATTGTGCGCACAGCAAGATTTTTACGCTGATCCGGCAGTCACATCAGATGCCGCACGTGTATTAAGAGTTCCTCACACACATAACTACAAGACCAAGCCTCCGTCAGACGTGGGCTTTTTTGGCTTGACCGCTAAGTTTGAGACCGTCGATTTTGACACATTCTCAGGTTTACTTGGTTCCGAGTCGATACCAGTTCCCACAAAAAACATACCTAGGGAACTCAGCGCAACCATGCAGAACCTTATGGGCAATCAGGAAAACCTGTTTAAGGACATACTGATTAAGACCCAACGAGGTGAAGGATGCGAACAGCTTAAATACATAGTCCGAAATCAAGAGACTATGAGTGAACCATTGTGGAGGGCAGGGTTATCTATTGCTAAGTTCTGCACTGATGGGGACAAAGCTATTCACCTGATGTCGAAGGGACATCCAGAGTACACGCCAGAGGACACGCAACGTAAGATGGAGCAAATAAAAGGCCCATATACGTGTGCACGTTTTGACGAGTACAACCCTGACATCTGTAGAGACTGCCCTCAATGGGGCGCTATCAAGTCTCCCATCGTACTTGGTAAGAAGTTACGTGAAGCTGAGACTGACGATGAAGGTAACTATGTAGCGGAAAGCATCGAAGAAGACGAGCCGACCCACGTTATACCTAAGTACCCACCGCCCTATGTGCGTGGGTCAAACGGTGGTGTGTATGTACGTACCACCAATGAAGACGGCGATGTAGACGAGAAGAGAATATACCATAACGACTTATACGTTGTTAAGCGAATCAAGGACCCCGAGCTGGGCGAGTCGTTGGTTATGCGTTTGCACCTTCCCCGAGACGGGGTGCAAGAGTTTACACTGCCAATGAGTTCAGTCACGTCAAGCGAGGAGTTCCGAAAGAAACTTTCGTCTCAGGGCGTTGCAATTAAAAAGATGGATGAACTTATGTCATACACACTAAGTTGGGTGGATGAATTACAAGCCACCAGTACAGCAGACGAAGCCCACGTTCAGTTTGGTTGGGTCAACGATAAGTTAGATACGTTTATTTTAGGTAATCAGAAAGTTAAACCTGACTGCATAGAATTTAACCCACCTGCCAATCAGACAGTAGGGTTCTTCCCACACTTTGAGGCCAAGGGTACATACGAAGCATGGCGTGAAAACTTGGAACTATGGAACGACGATAAGTTTTTATTACAACAGTTTGCTATTGGTATGGGCTTTGGTAGTCCTCTGATGGAATTTTTGAATGAAAACTGTGGGGCAGTAGCGTTCATAAACAACGAGTCTGGTACAGGTAAAACCATGATGATGTATGCCACAGCAGGTATATGGGGCAACCCAAAGAAACTTGTTTTGGATAAAGCCGATAGTGTTGCGTTCAAGATGAACCGTGCCGAGGTAATGCACAGCCTACCGACAGGTATTGACGAGGTGACTAACTTAACACCACGCCAAATGTCTGACCTTATATATCAAGGCACGTCTGGTAAACAGCGAGGACGTATGACTGCTAGTGCTAACGTGGAACGGCACCAAGGTAGAGAGTGGAACCTGCTAATGCAGTACACCGCAAACGCATCCATCATTGAGACCGTTAGTCGTGGCAAAGCTATGCCGAAAGCAGAAGCACAGCGTATTCTTGAATGTCGAGTAGATAGGATATTCGACGAAGTTAAGGATAAAGAGATACAAGACACGTTTAAGACTAACGTCTTTGAGAACTATGGACACGCAGGTATACCTCATATCCAATGGATTATGAACAATGTGGAAGAGACAAAGCGCATAGTAAAACATATCCAGAAGCGCGTTGACGAGAAGGCTCAGCTAACTTCAGAGAACCGCTATTGGTCTGATACAATGACTGCCACAATATCAGGGCTACTGATTGCCAAGAAGATTGGACTTCATGATTTTGATGTCCAGAAAGTTTTTAAGTGGGCGACTACTGACCTTGTTTCACAAAACAAACGAGGAATAAACGAGATGACTGGTTCAGTAACCGACATCATGGGCGACTTCTTTGCCGAAAACATAAGCTACATACTCCAGATTAAAAGCACCCTAGATAATCGCGGGACACAGGGCAACGGACTTGACGATCACGTGATACCGGAACAGGTTGCACGGGGGCGATTAGTTGCACGGTATGAAACAGACACAAAGCTATTTTACGTCAAACCAAAACCTCTTAAAGAGTGGTGTGGTGAGTTGCAGGTTAACTACGCACACTTGGTTAGCGAGATTATGAAGAAGTGTGAGGGCAAGCGTAAGAAGATACGGCTAACTAAGGGTACGAACCTACAGTTACCTGCCGCTGACACAATAGTTATGAAATTTGATATAGACCCTGACAATGAAGGTATTGAGAACTTATGACCTAGCGCCTGATGGCGTGACAATAGAAGTTAACTGGGAGAACATGGCTATCGGTTCTTCCATCTTTGTACCCTGCGTAAATACTGATGAAGCAGTAAAGCAGGTAAACAAGATATTCTGTGATAGACACTGGGAGCTAGAACACCGACTACGTATTGAAAGTGGAAATTTAGGGGTACGTTTCTGGCGCACAGTGTGATAAAGTTCGATAGACAGCATTGGTCCACCCCTCACGACTGTCTGTCGTTCTCCCTGACCCCCTCTTCGGAGGGGGTTACTTTTTGTTATTCCACAACTCAAATAACACTTTGATCTTCTCTTTGATCTGTTCGATGTCCGAGTGCATCTTCGCAAGCACAATCACCAGAGTCACGAATGCCGCCGCGATAGGCCAAACTACCCCTATGGCATCCATCACTTCCACGGTTACTACCTCGTTGGCGGCATGAAGCCGTTCCTTACCCCGTAAAGATGTTCTTCTGCGGCTCTACGCATTGCCGGGGACAACGATATACCGTTATACATCTCCTCAGAACTTTTCACGTGTTGTTTCAGTGAGCGGTTGATTGAGTCAGTAGTCAATTCAAAACTTGGGTGTTCGCGGTTAAACTTCTGTATCTCACGTTCTAACCGTGCGATCTCAGCCCAATCAGCTTTCCGTGCGGCAATGTAATACTTAGTGGTTAAGTCAGACCGTTGCTTAGAAAGTGCGCGGTCTATACGTTTTACTCTTTGATTTTCTTCTTGGATACGTATGTATTCTGCGGGAGCGAATCCTAGGAACTGTGTAAACAACTCACCACCCGTCATATCGTCATAGATAGGATTTGTTCGGCGTGAGTAAATTCCACCGTCTTGTTGGTATCGCCCTAAAGATTTATACGCATTGGAGAAACCGACAGGTAAAATATTTTCAATACCTCGCTGTGTTTCACCGTTTAACAGGTCTACAACACCTCGTCCCGTACGTTTTGCCACACTAAGTGCAGGTCCACCGATGTAGTAACCAATAAACTCTTCGGCAGACGGATCAGGGTTGTATCTGTTCTCCTGAAGAAGCAGACCTGTTAGACGTACACGTGATGCTACGTCAGCACCCAGACCAACTTCATCTAGTATCTGATTAAACGCACCTTTGTACCAACCTTCACCAAGGTATGCGCGAACAATCTCGTTAGTGTCGTCTTCGTCATCGTCGAACAAGAGTAGGTCTGCGAGTAGTTGCACGGCACCGTATAACGGCACGCCATGCACCCCTGCAAAGAACAGAGCCGACAAGTGTATACCCACGATTTGTTTCGCGGCTATCTTACGCGCTTCTGCATCGGTCTCCAGTGATAGTAAGTCACGCGCAGTTTTAAACATTGTGTAGTACATGCGCAGACCATAGGTCTTATACATAGCGGCGACACGTCCGATATTTTCCTGTGCGACACGTGGTGCAGTTTCAAGCGTAGAACCACCGTTGTATTCTTGCGTGTCGTAGAGCGCTTCTTCTGCCGCTAGGTTCTGCCGCTCAGCCATAGGCATCTTGGGGTTGTCAGTCGAAATGCGTTCCAACGCCATGTTGTACGCCGCGACCATCGTAACCTGCCTGTTAAATCGTTCTGATTGGTTAAACAACATAGCAGATATGCCTGTACCGTAATCTACAAGTGCAGACGCTTTACGTGCTAACGTGTCAGTCCTACGTGCCTTACCACCTTCTTGTAGTCCGAGAGCGTCAAAAATAAAGGATCGGTTAAGGTGTCCACGTTCCGACGCCATACGCACCAGTGGTGCTATACGTTCTAACTCCTTTATACGCTCCGCAGGTATGTCTTTTTCTTTCTTAACAACAAAGTCACCGTTATCAGTGATGTCATAATAGGCATCCAAACCATGCGCCATTGCTATCTTGTCTAGTTTAGTCTCGCCGTAACCACGTGCGCCTGTCACAAACGATGTAGCGTTCATGATTTCGTTGTATGCTTTCTTATACCCATACCGTGCCCCAAGCATGGGGTAGGTAAACATCGGGGTCTGTGCTGTCTGCACCATAGCAGAAGCTACGTTAAAGCCGATTGTGCCGACAAACGCGAGTTGGTTAAACGTACGAACATACCGCTCGACACCTTTCATCTTCGCGCCGTACTTGGCAAAGTTCATACGTACTTTAATTTCTTCGCTCAGTGTATTGAAACGAAAATTATCAGCGGGAACCTCTAACTCGTTAAGACGTACCTCCATGCTTTGAATAAGCGCGTTGTACTTTAGCTTCTCTACCTGCCTACCTAGATCAAAGCCTTTGCTCTTCATAGCATAGACCGCATCTTGCATATATCCGGGCGTACCCTTACGTCTTTGCAGGGACTTAGCGAATGATGACTCCGGGAGCGCATCAATGAATAGACGCATGATTTCAGATTGTACTGTGTCATCGACCTTGTTCGCGCTCAATGAATCAAGCACTTGTTTTACAAACGAGGACGATGGTGCATTGTTGAAGTCAGCGGAACTGAAGTCCCCATCCATACCTTTAACAGTATTGGAGATAACATCGGGGTCTTTCTTTAACTGAGCTAAAACTCGGTCGCGTTGCCGTTTACTGTCAAACATCTGGAACACATACTTATCGTTCTCTGATTTGACTGCGCTGTCTTTGTATTGGAACTCTAACTTGTAACGTCCTTCACGCAACAGCGGGAAGTAAACATCTAACGTATTACCGTCAAACAACTTAGCAAATACTTCTTTCTTCAATTCTGCTGCTGCATCAGGGTTATTACGTAGTGCTTCGTCAATACGCCCGTTGATTGCATCTTTAAGTTTTCCGTACAAGTCACGGTACATATCACGCATTGTGCGATAGGCTCTCTGCCCATCAGTACCTAGTGCATCCCAGTCCTTACGTTGCGCGTCCCAAACTTTTTCTAAGCTGTTACCACTTTCATCGGTCTTGCCTTTATATGTGCTACGTGGTTTGGTTGGGTCCACCTGATAGATAGTAGCGCCGTACTCTTGACTGTAGATCAGATCATTGAGGTTCTTCTGTTTCTCTTTAGTGCCACCACTAGCGATCCACTTATCCACAACCTTTACTTGGTCACGTACAAAGTCGTCAGCACGTGCCATAGAACCACGCTGGCGTTCCATCAACTCGTGAAACTCTGCCGCAAGTTTACCTAACTTGGCATCTGCTCGTTTAGCTACATCGCTAAGAGCCTGTGAATCCATCAGTTTCGGTAAAATAAACGCTGTCTTCTCGCCCACGGCACTGAACGTATCGAATATACCGTCAGCCCATTCAGCGCGGAACTTGCTAGTTAAAGGTTGGTGCAACGCTTTCTGCGTATCATCTATCCCCTTCATCTCTTCTTTTACGCCTTTAGCCGTCGATTTCATCGCAAGTTCATTTGCGTTACGGAACTTAGGAGCAGGTGCAAGTATGCCGTCCACAAGCCTGTCAGCTACTGTCTGCGCTGATTCAATCTTCTTAGGTTGCATACCAACAAGTTTACGTAAGAAGTTTCCTACGCTGTTGAAGAAGCGTTGTAGAGCGTTTATCTCTTCGCCCTTTGGGTTGATCTTAGCTAGCTTAGCTTGGAACTCGGGGTTCGACATCGCTTCGGACACGAACTCATCTACGTCTTTGGCACCATACGCAGTATCAAGATATGGTTTAACATCCTCAAATAACTTCGTAAGTTGGCGCGTCATAGGGTGGTTCTTGTTCGATAACGTAGCAGACGCCGCCGCGTGGGTCATCTCATGCAACAGCACGTGAGGGTTCATACCGATTTCAGAGTCGAGCTTGATTGTGTTGGTCTCTGGATCAAACAAGCCCGCAACGGGTTCACCTGCCGCAGTTTTTAAGTCTTTAACAACTTCTATTTTAGTGCGTCCTTTTTCAGACGGGTCAAAAGGTGCATTGGTTGATTCAATATTGTCAGAGTCAAACACAACGGAAACGTCAGTAGTCTGATCGCCCCCTTCAACAAAACCTTCGTCTCTTGTATTTTTAATTACAACACCATCGTTGCCGTTTTTATACGCTCGTTCTAGGATGGCGGTATATTCCGCTTCGTTATACGCTTTACCTTTGTGGTCTACGATTAACGGGTTTTCCATACGTAAGTACACAGGCAGGACCTTACCGCCTGTGGGTATAGCCGATTTTCCCGCAAGCCCAAGAAGTGCTTCATTGACTTTTGCGTATTTACCTTTTGTAAACTTATTAACCGCACCAACAAAACCTTGGTTATATCCCGAACTTGTATCTGCATACGTACTTGCTACGGCGGGGTTAGACGCAAAAAAGAAACCCATACGCGCATCTTTTGCGTCGGTGGCTTCCCCTAATTCTTGTTTAGAGAACTTAGTAAAGTCGGCATTTGTGCCATGATAGTAAGTAGTACCTGTATCAAACCCTTGGGCTTTTGCGCGTTTCTTACGTGCATCTACCCCCATGCCTAGTCCCTGCTCTGTAACAACTACAGAATCAACAACGTCCGCAAGTTTACCTGCCATCTGCGCTACACGTTTATCTGGTGTTGTAACCGACAGTGCTCGTAACGCGCCCTTTAAGTTGCCAGCACGTAATAGTCCACGTACACCGGGGTGTAACGGCACGTCGAGTCCCATAACAGAACCCCGTGCTAGCTTCTTCTCGAACATGATAGCTAGTTCGTCTAGGTTGGCGCGTAAGTCTTGGCGCATGTCAGCTTCGGTCTGTGCTTGTTCTGCCATTTCTTTCGCGGCTAGTTTAGCCTCACGTTGACGGAACATCTCAACATAGTCAGTGCTTTCTATTCTCTGCATCTCGCGTATTTCTTTAGCGAGGGTCTCGTCGATCCACGTGTTTGTCTCTGCCGATAGGTTAGTTTTAGCCCAATCAAGTACATTTTGTGCAGGCTTGTTGCCCATACCTTGGAAAAAATCGACTTCGCTTTGACCCATGTCAGGAGTCTTACGGAATTGCGGGGTGCCGTTCGCCACATCAAAGATAGCCATGTATAGGCCGTCAGTAGGGCGAGGAACCTTACCTAAATACGTTATCACAGCGTTACCCAACTTATCACGCGCTGCCGCGCCGTTAGTCAGTAGTGTGAGTATCTTCAGTTGATCGTCAGGTGTAGTTCTTTCCTTGCCTGCAATTTCGTTAAACTCTTGGCTAGTCTGCTGTGCAAACTGTTTGACTGGTTCAGGCTGTTGCTCGAACCGCTCAGTAAGTTGTTTACCTGCTTTACCTTTAGGAGCCAGCGCCGGAGTTGTCTTCTTTGTCTCCAGTACAGGCATGACTTTGCGTGTCGTAGAGGTTGTCTTCTTCTTCTTCTTCGCTGAATCTTTTGTGGTAACTCGTTTTGGTGTAGTAGTCTTCTCAGGCTGCCCAGCGCTAGCGTCAGATACCAGTTCCTTCTTCGCCACCGCCCTACGTACGGGTTTCTTAGCCGTAGCTTTCTTCTTAGTTTTACGCTTTGGCTTTTCTTTTTTTGGTGGCGCGATTGGTTCTGGTAGGTCTAGTGCAAGTTGCTGTGCTCCTTCTCCTCGTACAGGGTCACTAACGCCGCTCCTAGCACTTGCCACTCCTCTTCCTCTAAGTGGTTGAGGCACTTCGGCACTCGGTTGTGCGGTAGTATCGGGACGTGCGGTTCCCACAGGCGATCCAGAAATTGGAACGCTATCTCTACTTGGTGTTGGCTGAGTTGTCCTAGTCGTTGCATCGAGTCCTCCTTTCGCAGGCGCTTTGCGTTTACGTGATTGCGGTTGAAACAACTCAAGCTGTGCTTCTGGCACGCCTTCAAGGTTCCTAGCCACATTTAGTCGAGTCTGTTCAGGTACTTTTTTATTGTTAGCAAACGCAACAAACTGCTCACGAACCACAGGATCGTTGAGGTCTTTACCTTCAGTACGCTTACGGATTGGCGCTTTAGGTGCAATACCAAGCCCATCCATAAATTCTTTTGTTATTGTATTTGGGGCAGGTGGTGTCTCCTTTACAGGTGGTGTCTTCTTACGGCCCATACCGGGGAATGACATCTGTGATGGAGTAACAGGTTTTTGTGTACGCTCCGGAATACGTGCTTCCATACCCTCAAGTTGTGTAGCCTCTGGTGGAGGTGTAACTTCAGGGGTCTCAGGCGCTTTCGGTGTTTCCGCTCGCTGTACGTTAACTGCACTGCGAATAGTCTTTGTCTCGTCTTTGGTAGCTTTGGTCTTCTTGATCCCTGCGGCTTTAAGGCGTTTCTCAAAGTTCTTAGACAGCGTGTTGTAGTTACGTGTAGGTGTCTCTTCAATAGTCTGCTGGAGAATACTGTAGCGTTTGTCCTCACTTGTTTTCTTGCGATCACCTTCTCGACGACGCTCTAGTGATTCTAACTGGGACTCGCCACGTATAGCATCTAGTTCTGCCTCTGCTACTGCATCCGCTTGTAGCATGGCTTCGATCTCAGCGATTTCGGCATCGTCGATCTCCATCTTATCCAGACGGTCGATCATATCCTCTTGTACTGGGATAGGTTGTGCAGGTGCCGCCACAGGCTCTGTAATGCTCTCTCGCTGTGGTACTTGTTCTGCGCCCTGCGATTCTAACTGTCCACGTAACGCCGCTTCTGGGCGGGCCTCTCGCGCTTCTTGTAGCTCACGTGTAAACATATCAGGTTGCGCGGCTTCAGCACTGGCCTGCTCGAACGTAGCTTCATCACCACGGTCAGCCGCTTCTAGTGCTTGAGCTTCTAGCGCAGATGTTTCGGCCTCACGTGCTAACGTCTCAGCCTCTATAGGGTCAGTCTCTGAAAGTGTTACCTCTTCTATGTCGCTTGTAGAATCGGTCGCGGATCGCTTTACAGCGCGTCCTTTAATGAAAAAGTCTACTACGCCCTGTACAATGACACCTGCACCACCACCTGCAATGGCTTCGTCGATTATGCCTGCGTCTAATAATTCTTTCTCAGGGTTATAGCCCTGTTCATTCATGTTCTGTAGGAACGCGGCGGCGGCTTCCTGTGCGGCTTCTGCCCCACCTGTAGTCAATGCACTGCGTATTCTACTACCACCCTCTTCGACAGCTTTACCGCCGATTTTGTCCATGAGCTTAGTTGCGCCCGGAACTTTTAAGATTTTACCAAGGGGTAGTATTTCAAGAGAACCGATTGCGGCACCGCGTCGAGTAGCGGCGTTACGTTCTTCTTCGGTAGCACCTGCGGCACGTGCACGTTCACTCGCTTCACCCGCACCAGCACCGACACCAATACCACCAGCAGTAAGTAAACCTGCACCAGTAGCAACAGCCGCACCTGCACCTAAAGCACCTGCACCATACGTAGCACCTGCGGCGGCACCCAGAGCACCGACAACAGAGCCTAAACCAGAGGATATTTTGTACGATAGAGCGTCTTGATCGCCGCCTTCAGGACGTAAATAGTCAGCGGCAGATTGTATTTTTTCACGGGCGGCAAGTTCGTTTTCTTCTTCAAGCAACGCGGCACCGCCAAGCGCCGCCATTTCTCCAGTGTTAACAACACCGGAACCAAAGCCTGATAAGATGTTCTCAATAAACCCTGATTCTTCTGGGCTAGAACGGCGTAGCTGTTCTCTCACTTG